TGGGTTATTATATTGATGATTTATTAAGCCAACAAAATCACCCCATTCAGGAGATTGACTCATAAAACCTTTTAAAAATAAAACTTTGCCAGTTTTATCTGATTCTTTCATTTTTAATAATATAGTTTCTCTTATGTTGTTGTCGGTTGAGGAGAGGGTGAGATCTTCAGAATTTACCTTTGTTTTGTGAGTATTGTCACAATAGGGATAGGTTTTTGACCTACCACAGGTGCATTGCCTCATATTACAATTATACCATAGGCCTAAAGTCGGGAATATATTGAAGTATAGTCTAAAAATTGTGCTATAATAAAGTCATGACTATATCACATCCAAACCTTCAAAGGCTAGACGAGAAACTCTATTACATTCCTAATTTTATTAGTAAGGAAGAGGTTGATTTTGTAAATAAAGTATTAAAAGAGCGAGAAGATAAATCTACAAAACACCCATTTGGAGTGGTAAACTACGGTGTCACAGAATCTATCCCAGAAGTTTTTCCTGTTTGGGAAAAGGTTTCTGAACTACTTGCTCCACAATATGTTGTTCACCCATTGTTAAGCATGCTTCATTATAAAGAGGGCGCAGGAATGGAACCTCATTGGGATAGTCCTGGTGAAGGAAATCATGAAAACCTAACATTACCAGACATATGGTCAACATGTTGCCTATTAGAATTTGGAGTTTGTGTTTACTTTGGGGAGTTTACTGGAGGAGAAGTTTTTTATCCAAAACAAGACATAGTTGTACCCGTTCAGCCAGGGGATTTAGTTATTCATGGCGCATTAGAAGATTATGCTCATGGAGTTAAACCAGTCCTTTCTGGATCAAGATACTCATATTCAAACTTTTGTTTAGAAGCAATTAAAAATCCAGGAACTTTTAACAATTATGGTACTGAAGAATATAAACTTCAAACAGCAGACCCTTCTCGTATAGAAGAAACTTGGCTAGACCCACTAAAGAAAAATGATCAACTGGTTATATTACCAGACGAAATGGTTGAAAGAGAAAAACTTCCTTACATTTCTTAATTTTATAATTAAAATTTATTTTTATTGTAAAAATCTTTTGTTTTTATAAATCCAACAAGAACGTATCTTGTAGGTCCAGGATTTACAACTGTTACGCCATGTTTAAATTCTTCCGTTCCTGGAAAAAGCACAAGAGATCCAGCCTTTGGTTTTAAAGATATGTTTAAGTTTTCAAAGAAAAGTTGTCCACCTTCATAATTATCATTAAGGTAAAAAATCGCTGCATACTGAATTGAAGGGTCTGTATGTACATCTGTATGAGAAAATAGTTCAACACCATCATACATTCTTTGAATAGTGTGGCAACCAATCAATGCAAGAGACTGGTCTGTTTTTTCTATCAGATCATTTATTCTTTTTATAATTGTTTTAGCAATCAAAGAGTCTGGAATATAAAGATTTTTATCGGCCCAGTTTTCAGTAATTTCAAATTTACCTTCAGCAACAAGGTTTTCAACATCATCTCTGTTAAATTTTTCCATACAGAAAGTTTTTAAATTTTCTAAATAAAAAGAACTCCACTCTGATTCTGTGGTTTTATTTATGATAGCAAGACAGGCATCTATCGTTTCTTGAGGAATAAAATCTTCTACTATAAAAATATTGCTATGTATTTCTTTAAAACTAACTTCTGATTCTGACAATTCTTTGGCAAAACCTTTTAAAAATGTCATGATTATTTAACTTTTACCCATTAATGATAAAGCAGGGAGTAAGAGTTCTTCTCTTATTCTATTTTGTTGTATTTCAAATTTAGAAAGATAGGGCTTATTCTTTATTCTTTTTTTATTTTTCGTTGCTCTATTAATTTTATGTTGAGATACTTTGTTATTAGATTTTTTCAATTAACTCACTGGCTTTCTGCTACTTTGTCACAAGGACAAATAATTGATTCGGGTAGTTCGTGAACCTTTGTTACAATAGTAATCATAGTCTCACATTCAACGCATTTATAAATTTTCTTAACTCTTTTGGTCATAAACTAATCATACCATATTCAAATGTACATATCAAGACTTTTGCCCATCCCATGTTCCTATTTTGGTTGTAGCAATGTTGTGATCTTCCCATAGTTTTATTACATTTGGATTGTCATCTACAGCATGAGTTACATTCCATAGTAAAGTTATTTTATCAAGTATATCTTTTTTTGCTTCATAGTCTGGTCTATTATCGTTATCTGCCCTCATAAATAAACCATGAGATCTAATATTATTTTTAGCAAGCCACATAGATGTAAGTCCACGATATTTCTCTTTACGTGAAGTAACAACAAGGATAGAATGACCATCACTAACAGAATTATTTAACATTTCTAAAACATTTACATTTGGCAGGGCATCTATAGAAGCCTCATGAAAGGCATCGTAGTCCCTATTAGAGCCACGAACATGATGCAGATAGGGATCTATATTGGCAAGCGTTCCGTCTACATCGTATATATGTGCTGTTGGTTTCATATTATCTATTATATCAAAAATTAAAGTCTGTGTCAAATTGATAATTTTGACAGCGAATAATGATATAATGTAAATATGATACCTTTTAATTTAAATAATTTAACTCAAATTGGTGAAGACATATATGTATGTAAAAATTTTTTATCTAATAAAGATTTGTTAATCATAAATGATGAAATTAATTTAAAGAAAGAATTCTTGTTGGATACTAAAAATACTAGTAAAGAAATTAAAAGTCTTACCATTATATATAATAAAATCAAACAAATAGTAAAAGATCCATATAATATTACAAATTCTAGCACCATGAATATATTAAGTGTAGGAGATACCTGGGGTCTACATGCGGACAATGGTGCCTTTTTAGATATAAGAAAGCAAAGTTTGCTTTTAAAAGAAGGGGAAGAGTTTATATTAAAAAATAATAACATTTTTGGTACTGTTGCCTATATAAACGATTTTGGTGGTGGAGAACTTAGATACCCAAACCAGTCAATTACTTATAAACCAGAGCCAGGTGATTTAGTTATTCATAGCGCAGAAGATCATTGCACTCACGAAGTCCTTAAAGTTACATCGGGAGTTCGATATTCTTATTCAAATGGAATATATGAAAAAATAAAGGTTCCAAAGAATTTAGTTATTTAAATCTTTTTTCCACGCATCTAAGTCTAGGCATGCTTCAGCATCTCTAGGTACCCATACTTTCTTTCCATCTTTCCATATAGGCCAGTAGCCTAGGGAACGCCAATCCATTTGAGCAATCTTAGGTTCTTTACTCAAAGTCAACTTGGCTTTCAAAGATATTTGTCATATAGTTATCTTCTCCTCTTGCTACCTTTGCAGCAAGCATACGCATGCCAAGAGCGTTGGTAACAGAATCTTGAATCATAATTGATTCAATAGACCTTGCAATCTCTTCTCGTAATGCCATTTCATCTACGCTCATACTATTGCTCTACTTTATATGTCATTACAATATAACAAGCAATATACCCTGTAATAAGCGCTGGTATAAGAAATAGTGCGTGTATCATAATTCCTCCAATAGTTTTACTTTATATATTTATTATACAGTACAAGTCTTGAGGTGTCAAGTCAGGCATAGAAAGTAGGGCTGATTTAATATAAAAGGTGTATAATAAACCTATAATTCTTAGGAGGACTCATATGACAACATCTATTTATGATATTCCACTAAAATCGTGGGATGGGCAAGAAAATATGCTAAATTCCTATAAAGGCAAGGTAACAATGTTTATTAATGTTACTGCAGATTGTGGCAATGCCCCTCAATACGGCATCATAGAAATGCTATATCAAAAATACAAAGATCAAGGATTTGAAGTAGTTGCCATACCAACCAACGACTATTGTGGTCCAGGAATTACTTATGACCAGTATGAATGTGGGATTGATGGTCCAGAAGAGGCAAGAGATTATGCAAAAGAACTATACAATGTAACCTATGGGTTTTCTGAACTAGTTACATCTATGGTTGGTACATCAATCTCAAATCAAGCATTAAAAAAATTATATCCAGGTAGAACAGAATCCTTTCCAAGAAAACTGTTAGAGGGAGAAGATGTACATCCAATTTACCAAAACCTTGCAAAAAGTCTGCCAATGTTTGGAAATTTTGAAAAATTCCTTGTTAATAAAAATGGCAAGGTTATTATAAGATATGCTAATTCTACTTTGATGGATGCTGCTACAAAAAATGGCTTTAAAGAAACAAGTTCAGGAGAAGACTTTAAGAATATATCAAATGCAATTGAAGAATTATTAGAAGATAAAGATATAACTTATTACACACACCCTGCTGGAACATTAGCGCCATATGCAATAGTTCTCTAAGACTTCTTGTTATTTCTATAGTCTTTAATAAAAACTTCTAAGTCTTCCTGATACTCTTCAAATGTTTTTGAACATTTTGAACAAATAAGGGTCAGTCCACCATTTTCAAATAAATGTTTTTTTAAGTCACATGACTCTATATTTGCTTTCATATTTAGTATCTTCCAAAACAGTTATTATATTTTTTATTTGCCATGAGTTTTTATCCAAGTTCCTATCTTTCCTTTTTTAACTTTTTCCCTTAACATTTCTGCAAAGCCAGTTTCTACTTCAGATCCAAGGTATTCTTCTCCTGTTTCTAAATCAATTAGTTTCCATTTTCCAGGTGCTTTTGTATGTATAATTAAATCAACTGGAGTCTCAAATGAAATTACTTCTGATTCATCTTTAAGGATTCTTCTGTTCATATTATGAAATAAGACCCATAGACAAATGATTTAAGCAGACATCTGCAACTATATATTCGGCGTGATCTACTACCACATCGTAATGAGTTGCGTCTTTATCGCAAAAAAAACATTTAGCATTGTTCATATAATAATTATATCATATCCAGAATTATCCAAGTAGGCTTGAAGTGTCAAGTCAGGTATAAGTTGTTTTTATTCTTCTAAAATAAAATTTTGTGGACTGTATAAATCCATAATATACTTGTTTATCTGCTTGAGACTTAGATCTGGTATTTTTAAACTATAATCATTTCTAAATTTTGACCAAGAATTATATCTTTCAATTAACCGATATTCTAATGACCAAAACCATAAATTATTAAATTTTATATTATTACAGATTTTCTCTATTTCCTGCTTGGTTGGCTGTGTTTCACCTTCATAATGATCAAAAATTGCCCAATCATAAGTCTTTGTATCTTTGTATAGTCCTATATCTTGAACAACTAATTTAATTTTTTCATGTAATTTGTTGTTTTCTAAAAATATATCTACAACATCTTGACTAAATTCAATTACTGTAACAGATTTAACTTCTGGTTTAGAGGCTATCCATTGAGCCAATACTCCAAAACCTAAACCAGACAATAAGACATCTCCATAACTTAAATCATATGAAGAATAAAGTTCATTAACTTCATTTTTATTGTTCATGTCTAAAGCCATCCATTGTTTTTCTCCAATATATAATCTATAAACATCTTTGTATTCAATTATTTTTGCATTACCTTTAATTGATTGTTTTATAATAGGAAAAGGCAAATCTAAATGATCTAGCATATTCGGATTATCTTTTAGATTCATAACATTTATTTTTTCTCCTAGGTCAAAGTGAATCGTATCGCAAGAAGCACACTTAAAATTGTTCATATACTAAGTATAACATATCTAGAATTATCCACGGCATATCAAGTATAATAGACCTATGACCCTACTCTATATACTCTATAGCCCACGACATAAGGCTATCAAGATAGGTATATCAGATGTAAGCGGAAGAAGGTTTGCAAGCCATAGGACCAAGGGTTGGATATTGATTAAGTATTGGTGGTTTTCCGAACGGGATAAAGCAAGAACAGTAGAAACCCTAGTACTAAGAACACTAAGGGCAAAGCATGGTTCTTTCCTGGATAAGGCAGATATGCCACAAGGAGGTTATACAGAGACCTTTGATGCATCCAAGATAACTCGTAGGGGTTTGATCCGTATGGTTAATAAGGCAGCAAAAGATTCATCGTAATCTTTTATTAGCAGCACAAGTAAGACATACAAAAGGCTCGTCATCTTGTTTGATATATAATTGATCACATTTGCTACAGGCTATTTTATATGGCTCCCACTTAGCAAACTTACTATATGATGACTCAAACCTGTCCATTGATCTATTATATCATTACTCAAAGTCTGTTTGTGTTTCAAAGATATCCACAGGCTGTCTATCATCATCCATAGCCCCACAGACAGCACAGGTTACCTGGCCATCAAGGTCTAATTGGTAGTCGCACCCATACTTTGTACATGTCATATATACATCATACCATTCGGCGAAAAAATTGTCAAGTCTTTAAAGTTCGGCGAAAATAGAGGTAGTAAACCTCTCTATGCCCTACACGGGCACTATTGGTGAGTAGCCTTCATATGCCGAGCAAGGGAATCATGAGCAAAGATACCCCATCTTAGATCCCATTCCTTCTTACAAATCGGACAGATTAATATCCTCATCACTCTCCCATATAACTAAACATTTTGTACACTGTATCCCTGGCTCACGCATATACCAGGTGTGATCGCATTTACCAACCATTTAAACACTCATTCCTGCTGTGGTATAGTCTAATCTTGGTCAATATTTTGCGGGACGGACCAGAAATATCATCCTTACAAGTACTACACCTATAAGACCATTCTCCAGTAAAGAAGTCATGCACATAGCCCTTAGCGTTAGCATATTTCTTGGCTACAAAGGTTTGGAATGGATCAGGTATCTCCATGTTAATCATTACGGTCCCAAACTAACTTGGTAAAACTCCTCCAAGACAACTGTTCTTTGTCTAAAGCCTTCCAGTGCCTATGTGATTGAACATATACTGCTGCATATGCAAGGGCAGAGAAGATAAAACCATATTGCTCAGTAGTAATAGCGTATATCATCCATAGGGTCTCATTGAATAGAAGAATATACCAGCCGAAGAAACTCTTACGGCCAACAAAATATATACCTGCGACCCCAATGACAGCGAGGACCCATGAGGCATAGTCTTGCATAAATTGGTTCATATATTGATTGTATCAGAAATTGCGGGGGATGTCAAGAAAGGATCGTAATCCCTATACTAGTAAGTATTCCCTATAGCGTCAGAATCTGGAAAATATTGAAATACTAAAGATGCTCTAGGTTTGTTATTAATAACCTGATGTACCACCCCAGCAGGCACATATACCACATCTCCTGGTTCAAGGACTACGGAGTCATACTCGGCACCTTCAATGCTTATTTTCTCCATATCCTCTTCTTTAACATTTTTATAGAATCTCCACTCAATGGTACCAACACAGTGCCAGGAGATAACAGCGTGGTCATCACTATGGATCCAGTATTCCTGCTCATTGCCTAGGAAGTTAATAATACTTTTAATTGAACTGATTTTATTTTTTGTCAAACCTTTTATAAGGCTTTGTGCCTCTAATGACTTATCAAATAGTCTAGTGGTTTTGTCTTCTATAGCATTAAAGATGATGGGGTCAAACTTATTATAAACCATAATGTGGTCTGTAAGGTATCTACGGTCTGGATTATTTTTATTTTTGTCTTTGTCTCTATTGTAGTTATAATCAAAGTTTTCTATGAAATCTGACCAGTTAGGCACATCTTTGCATAGCCCCCTAAATAGGGCATATGTCTTGTTGTTGGAGGCTTCTATAATTTTATCCATGTATATATCATACCATAGGGGGAAGTATCTGGTGTATCGTAATCTTTATTTACCGTCGCATTTTTGACATTGTTTTGTAACATCTTCTCTACCATACTGGGTTTGATACATACCACCACATTCATAGCATAGGACATTGATCATAGGGTTTGTATAGCCTAAAGAGAATTTGTTATATGATGATTCGAATCTGTCCATTGGTCTATTTTATCACATTATGGTTAACAGAGTTATACATAGTCTGGATGGTCTAATGGAGTAGGAGCAGTGATAAGACACTTACATTCTACACATTGGGCATCATCCAAAAGATACATCTGAATCTCATAAGTTTGTGGATCAAACTCTACAGTAACCCTCAAGAGTGTAGAGCCACAACAAGGACATGCAGGTGTTGGGATGCCTCTGATATCTAACATATATCTATCATATCATAGAGTTATCCACAGGTCAATTATGGTACAATATTTGTATGTCAATAACAAGAATAAATAACATTTTTTCAAAAAAAGAAATAGATCATATAAAGAAAATAATATCAGAAAGCCCAACAATTATTGATAATGAGTTAGGCAGGATTCAGGTTCGTGATTTAGAAAGCCTACTACTCCCAGAGACTATTGAGAAACTAAAGGAGATTGGCAAACCTTTAGAGATGGGCTCTGCCATGTCTGTAGAGTATAGCCTTTTATATGGAAACCCTGAACTAAATCCTCATTTTGATGGAGACACTAATGACCTGATTGTTAGTATACAGTTAGAGTCTAATACCGTTTGGGATATAGGGTTAAACCTAGAAACTTATAAGTTAGAGGATAACTGTGCCTTAATCTTTAATGCAAATAAAGAAATTCATTGGAGGGTTTTGAAGCATTTTAAAGAAGGAGAGTATATTAGGATGATGTTTGTAAGGTTTTTAAATCCAGAGAATTTGTCAGATTACTCTCACCTTTCAGTCCCAAATAATCCAATGCTTGATGAGGCATATAGGTTTAGAGATAGCCTAGGCTTTATTTCATAAAGTTATCCACAGGTTTATCCACAGATTAATCTTACTGATTATCTTATTAGACACCCTAGAAGTGGAGTGAAGTGGAGGATAGTGGAGAATGGGGCGCTTTTAACGATGCGTTCGTAATGTCTTGGGGGCCCCAAACCTCAAACCTTCAAACCTCATATACCAAACCTTACAAACTATCTCGCAGCCGATGATACCACAGATATAATGGTTTGTCAAACCCTAAAACCATATAAAAAAATCCCCAGAAACCAGGGAGAAATTTGCACATATCGTAATGTTTTTTTAACAAACCTTTATGTTATTTAAAGAAACCAGGAGATAATGGTTTGTTATTCTATAGGGGTTTGTTTTGTTCTTCTTGATCCCCGCCGTTGCCGTCAGTGATAGGATTATCAGTCATCGCTGGGGCGGGGGACTTAGGAAAGAAAGCCTTAAGAGTTACAACACTATACAACATACCACATATAGCACCAAAGTCTTTATTAAATATATCACCATCACTTGGGCTATCATGGCGATGGGAGGTTTGCTTATAAAGGTTTGCAAAATGTCTTGGACTCATATATAAAGTATACACCTAGTTTGGGGAAACAAAGGTTTGGATCGTAATGTTCTGGAGGGGGAAAGATTTGGAGGTTCGTAATGTCTTTTGGCTATAAGGTTTGATGGTTTGTTATTGAATGATAATGCACGTGCCCTTTCGGGGCACAGTTACTCTTCTGTGAAGATATCTTCCAGTCGTGCAAAACCTTCATCTTCAATACCCAAACCTTCAATAAACAAATCCCATGTCTCGTTTATGTATTGTTCAAGTGATGGTGTGTGATTGACAATGCCTTCAGCAAAAGAGAAAGCAAGTGGCAAACCTAAATCGCTATAAGCGAAGAAGTCTGTCCATTCGTCATCACTTTTATAATTGACCCATAACTGTCCAAGAATTAAAGCCCTGCTATCAAAATCCGTTAATGGCATAATTTGTACCTTCCTTAGTTTCTTTGGCTGACTCTGCTATTGTCTGTAATCTATTATACACGACATAGGGCTGAGACTTTGCTAGGTATTCCCCGACTAATTCCAAATCAACTCTGAGGTCAGATACCATGTTGCCTAACTTCATGGCTACCTTCTCCTCATCTGTGACTCGTCTGCTTATACGCATAGTTCTCCCTTGTATCTATTGTACCAAAAAGTGGGGGAAAGAGCAAGCCCCACGCCTGCCCCTTCCACCCTATAATCTAGAGGACCCACTCCCTAGATTTGCTCCATTAAAACTGGTCGATATGCTGCTATGAATAGGTCCCAATTAACATAGGTGTCTGAGCCCAGTTCATTAATAGTCTTAGTATTGAAGTCGATGATTACAGTGGTGTCCCAAAATTCATAGTCACCGTTATTAATAGCATAGATACCAAAGCCTGTCTCATCCAAGACTGAGTCTTGCGTAAGATAACTAATCATCATGCGGGTACCATAGGAGGCGTCTATCCACCTAGGTTTTGAATGCTGCAGGGCCATTGCTAGGTCCCGTTGCCATTCGGTCTCACCCCAGTGACTATAGAGTACAACTGAAGGCTTAGTTAATGAATCTTTAAATACATAGTTGATCCGTGCACCCATTAGTCTTGCTCCTCATCTAGGTCGCCTTCGAAGTCAATTACTACCTTTACAACTCGTCCGTCTTGATTTGTCTTTATATAAACAGGATAGTAGCCGTCACCATAGCCTGTGTTAAATACAATTGCGCTACCAATTCCTAACTCCCCTGCGTTAGAGTTAATCGTTGTAGCACTAGCACCTTGATAAGAGTATTCTCCTATCTTGCCTTCCATATCCCATGGCTCACCCTCATTTGTTTTCCATTGGTCAAGGTAGCATGGGTCGCCCACCATTGCTTGGCCTGAGTCAACAGCAAAACTTCCTACTAAGGTAAGTTCATCTATTACATATTTTGTCATTTGTTATCCAATCCTACTAGGGTCATTTCTTCAATGGTAGCACAGTTAGGGCATTTTTCCAAATCCTCTTCTTGGAAGGCATCTCTAATAAGATTATCAGGGTCTTCCCATTCTGAGTCACAGGCCTCACAGTAATACCAAGGTATACCTACTTGGACCTGAATAGTCGTGTCAGGTGGGCAGGGTACCTCAGTGACAAAGTATCCTATTCTATTTACAAATCCCCAGCCGTTCCAGATGTACATGCCACCGTCGTCACCGTCACCAAGCATCCAGATACGGTCTTCAGGGATAGATTTAACAAACTCTACCTCTGAGCCATATGTCTCAAACATGTGTCCGTCAAATGAGGAGGTAGTCTCAAGATGATTCTTAACAGGCTTATAAGTCTCAAACCATTCTTCCTCAGTCATTTCGATAAACCGTTCGTTATTCACCTAGAATCTCCTTGCGGTTCTTTACTTCTTCCTTGGCAAAAGCAATAGCATAAGTTAGGGCATAGACTTCACACAGTGCGTCAAAATAGCCATTGGCCTCTGTACGAGCCATTGAGTCCATTGCTTCTTCTGAATACTCCTCTGCTTCAATGCACAGGTCTAATTGCTTCTCTGCCTCAACCATTAAAACTTTAAGGTGACCGTGCAGGATATCTGCTCCGTCCATACCAAGTTCTACTAGTTTCATTAGGTATGGGTCAAGGGTAGTGTTATCGTTCATTGGTTACCTCCAAATAGTGGCGGGATACATCAATGGCTCCTTCAAGGTAAGGAACAATGCTATCAGCACCGTCCTCGCTTTCCAAATCCTGTTCAAGGGATATGGCATGCAATCGGATATATTCTCGGAATGTGTTTAGGTCCATATATTAATTATACGGGTTGGTGTTGATTTTTACAAGTTGTGGGGGTGTGACCTTCATCACATCCAAAGAGTCTATGGCTATGCCTGCTTGCTTCTTAAAATCATTAAGCATCTCTATAGTATCAATGATGGGGGACCAAACCTCTTCAATGCTAATGTAAGCCATCCAGCGTCCACATGGGCATTTCATCTCTACAGATCCCAGGGGAAAGCCAAAGCCATCTCTAGCGGTAAACTCAAGAAGAGCGTCACACTCATCAGGGTCACAAACAAATGTATACTTACTCCACATAGTCATCATCCTCATCTAAGAAATCATTATAGGACCCAAAGGTTGGGGTAGCCCAGTCAGGAGCATCAATGCCCCAATTATCAGGGGAGTAAACAACATCTCTTGTGCCATCAGGATTCATTAGTCAAAGTACCCTTCTGCCCATAGGCCTTGAAGAAACTGTTGTGCCATGAGAATACCTTCTTTATCATCAGGGTCACTTAAATACTTATATGAGTTATGAACGGCATTGCTCATCTTATCTAAATCATCAATGTCATAGCCTAACATCAGTTCTCCTCATCCCACCAGTATTTGACTATTGTATTCAAGGTAGTGTGGATGTTACAATCACAATCCCCACCGTTCATATTCTCCATGTATTCGAGATGTGGCTCATTGTCCATGTACATCTCATTGACTAATTCGTCAATCGTTCTCATTGTTTGGGTCATGTATTAATTATCGCAGAGATTGGGGGAAATGTCAAGTCGTTCGTAAAGATTTTTAGGTTTGACATTTTTGGGGAAAAGGTTTGACTATCGTAAAGTTTATTTTATTTGACATTTTTATGTCCGATTTGTACTAATTTCCACACGTGGCGATTTTGCGAAGTGTACGGGACTTGAACCCGTGATCTCTACCGTGACAGGGTAGCGCATTAACCAACTATGCTAACACTCCAATTAAGGAAAGCAGTTTTAAATCATGCTTAGGATTTTTTTGTTATGCGAGTTGCATTACATTCTGTACAACTTTTAGCAAACGATTCTTTTCTGCATTGATAGCAGGGTCAAATCCTGATGCTGATGCAAGGATTGATTCGTTAGAACCACCACGAGCAGAACGATACCAGTCAAGGCGCTCAGTTAGTGCATTGAAAGCACCCCATGCACTACCAGCAATCATACCATTGAACTCGCCTGTGTAAATATCATTGATTGAATCAATTTTATTCTCCCACTTTTTTAGCGAACCCTTAGCATCTGTTTCTGGTTTTGCATATGCAGCCAATACAATATCATTGAATTGCTTAGCATTGACTTCTTTTTCAATCATAGCCTTAGCCATAATATCAAATGCGTCCATGTACTTGTTAGCCATTCCAAGAGTCTCACGAGCAACTGCAACCTTACCGCTTGCAGTCTGTGTATGACGAATCTTGAATGATTGCTTAACGCCATTCTTTTTCTTGATTGAGCCAAGAGCAAGATTGAGAGTGTTAGCGCACACAACACGAACAGGTGTGATGCTTGCTTGAATAGCGATTGAGCCATCATGTGATGTGTTGATAAGTAAATAAGTCTTTACCTTATCGGCAACACCGCTAGGGTCTAGGACAGTCTCACGCTCTAGTGCCAACGCACCGAACACAACACGGCCACCCTTAATTGAGCCAGCAGTCTCCCAACGGCCTCCGCCGTCTAGAATGTTGTCACCGAATGAGAATAAATCTTCATTCTGCATTACATGGTAACGCTCACCAACGACACCAAGAATGTCGGTCTGTGTTGTATCTGTAGGGTTAGTACGCAATACATATTGATAATTCTTATCTGATGATAAGTGGGTCGGTACTGTTAAATCTTCAAGACGAACATTCCAATTAGAAAGATTAGCAAGCGCCAACATTTCTGATGTAGTTTTTTCTTCTGTGAATACAGTACCCAATCCATGCCAAGCAGGTTCACGGAATGATGCAAATGATGCAACGCCGTTTTGTGTTTCTAGGTCATGTGCCATGAGTTTCTCTTTTCTGTTGTTGTTAATCTAAGTATACATGGGTGGACTGACAAAGTCAAATCGTATAAGTATACATGGGGCAATTCGGACATTTCTTAAAGGTGATCTTAATCACAGCCTGTGGATAAACCTGTGGATAACCCCCACGTGCAAATTAAAATAAAAAGTGAACAGTTTTACATCGTGTTCAGGATGTTTCGCCACTTATTTATACTGGCTGTACGGTGGCCAGTTGTATTAGTAGCCCCCTACTAAATATCTATTCTATCAACACTCGATGATAACCAAGAAATATTATCTGAGTCATATTGCACGGTATCAAAATCAATATCGTGAATTACATTCTGTGCAGACTCTTCATCACGAGCATTAACAGTAACTGAATAAAGAACTGTAACTTCCAATTCAAACTCTGTTGTTAATTCAAAGCCCATGATTTCAGCAATTTGTTCTGCTTGAGATTCAGTGATGTCTTCATTACTTAATTCACTAAGGGTCCAGTCCTTCATTCCCTCAACCATACGGTTACGGTCTGCTGAATCGGAATAAGAGCGCTGGGTTACTTTTTGAGTGTGCTCTTCAAGTTGAGCAATACGCTCATCTTTTATTTTAATCTGAGATAAAAGGAATTCTTGCGTTGTGTTTGGTATTACTGTTACTGATTCTTCTGTTTGGTCCATGGGGGCCTCTTTCTGTAGTTGGTTTAATTTAATTGTACAGGGCACCACTGACATTTGTCAAGTCCCCTTAAGGGTGAGCCTTTTTGGATCGTGCTCAGGATGTCTGCTTCTTTAGGCCTGCAGGAGCCTTGCTCTATAGTATTTCTATTATCGCCCTAATCAGCCTGGCGAAAGTTGAGGGAGGTTTTTACGCCTCCCCCAATTTCATTTATAGGTACTGTGCGATTGCGTTGTAGGTTGAGGTATTAACTGTTTCCTCATCTGTCATCTTTAACAGACGAATTGCGTTTGTTATTTCTTTCTTTGACTCACGATAAGTGCTAATGTGAATTGTCTCAAAGTCCTTCTCAGGCTCTGTTGGCATTTCTTTTTCTGTAACTGTTAAGTCAAAGTCAATGTTAAGATTGTTTGACCAATGACGATAGTTAGTACGGAAGTTTTCTGCCTTTGAGATGTTTGCTACGGCATAGGCACAAAGTGCTTCCTGCCATGCCTTGCGAGCAATTTCATACTTTGCTTCTTTTGCTTCTTGTGTTGCGTAGTCTGTTTCTAGTGTAGCAAGTGCTTGCTCTAGTCCTGCGATTACTCGAACTGTTGGGATTTTTACATTTATTGCTTTTGCTCTAGCCATCTGTTTATCTCTTTTCTTTTATGGGGTATTAGTTGGGGGAGGTTGAGCAGTTTGTATTCCTACTCAGGAATTAGTAATTAGATTACTTAGCCGTCCAAGTTGTGTAACGGGCTGAACCATTTACATCTAACTTAACTCGCACATTACCATTTGGTAGTGGGTTAATTTCTTGGATAACTCCTGTTACCTTTGACTTCTGTGTCGTGAAAGTATCGCCGACCTTGTATGTTGCTGTTGCTACTGACATTGTTTTTCTCTTTTCTGTTTAGGGGTTGTTATTTAGTTATACCTAAGTATAACATTTTGGTTGTAGAAATGTCAAATCGAAACTTAACATTTCTCACATTGTGAGATTACTTAGAGGTCTTAACCATAGCAAGGCGTTGTGCGCCATTTGCCAAGATGAGGCTAACTCTAGTAACCTTATTAGACATTGGTGTAAATCCTGCGATACGACCTGTAACGCCTGTCTTGCTTGTTGTGAATAAATCACCAATTTGGTAAGTGTATCCGTGTAGTGTCATTTGGGTCTTGCCTTTCTGTTGTGGGGGTTAATTGCTTATAGTATAATTTTAGCATAAAAATGTCATAAATACCAATCCAGCGGGGGATTTGCGGTGTGTCCTTAATCACATCTTAAAAGCCTATCATAAACTTGACAAACCTGGATCTTTGCGACGTGCACCCTTTTATTTTATTGATGGAAAAATAAAAGAAGCAACAACCAAAATAAAAGTATAACTTGAGTACTACGCATGTTATCTCATTTCTTACTCGATGAAAAAATTATGTCACTCTTAGAGTATACACAAAGTGAGCAAGAAACGCAAGCGCTTCCATTTGTTGAGATAAGTGGAATCTGTTTATTATTCTCAGGACACTTAGCAGCAGGCTTACCAATCATTTCTTTTATGTCTGCCTTACCAATTGCAAAATTCTTAGCAAGGTATGCCATGCGTACACCACTGTTAATTTTTAAATCAACGGCAGTTTTTACATTCTCACTATCAGCAGAAAAATAAAGACTAAGATTATCAATGTCCTTAAGTAGGAGGGCTGCAGATTTTACACGAGTGTATACCCAAAATTGAATATCAGGATTAAGTTTGATTACATCGGACCATGCAGTGGTATAAGTATCATTAAAGAAGTCACCGTCCCAGTGAATGCGGAATAGCATGGGGGCGTCTTTCTTTATACAATCAGCCTTGAAGTCTGCAATCATCTCAGCAATGAGATTAAGCATAGTTAAATAGTCTGCGTCTTTTAGCAGGGCCCAATTGTGTAGCAGGTTAACTTTTACGGTTGGGAAGATCTTTTCGAGTTTTCCTGCATAGCATACGGATTCACATACACTCGTGGCACCAGGACACGAGAAAGCCTTTCCAGCAGGGAGGCCAAAGGTATTTGCGATACTTGCTTGTTTTCCATTAGGTGTGACGGCATTAGCAACCTTTCTATCTTTAGAGCGTTTTAGTTTAAGTGTATTAGTAGTCAAGGCCAAGACTCATTTCTAGAGCAATGTCTTCGTTATAGGTTGCGGACATTTCTTCTAGTAAACAATGAGTGCATTTTTCTTCATATGCGTCTACCGCATTTTCTTTACATTCAGGGCAGGTTGTTGCATAGTATTCATCATAGAATTCATCTGCGATATTTCCCATGGGGCTATTCTCCTTCTTGTTGTTTTAATTGTAGCATTTCGGACTGACATTTCCTACGGTTATAGGATTTCTTAGAGGGCACGGCAGAGGCCGCATTGCTACGGCGTAATTCCATAAGCCTGCGTAATTCCTCTGGTGTTTTCTTCATAAATTAATCTTAGCATACATGGGAAAAAATGTCAATATCTTAAATGTGATAAATCTCACACAGGCGCCACGTGCATTTTTATGCGGGGAAGCACATAAAAATACTTTAGTGATTAGTCTTCTTCAAAGAATACATACCACTCAATAGTTTCATCATCAAATAAATAAATGTGACCCTCTTCGTTAAAATCATTTCTAGTATAAATATTAAATCCATCTTCATTTTCTGTAATGGTTTCAATAGTTACATATTCATCATCAACCTTAATTAGATCGCCTTCTATAAGTTGAGATGGTTTTAAGTTATCAGCAAATCTAAGTTCCATATTGTTTATTGTATCAGACATTTAGTCCTCCTCTGGTAGCCAAAAAGATAAATGGTGTTGCTCAATTATTGCATCTGCTGGTGCAGTAACCTGCCCACGCCACAACACTCCTTGAGGCAAATCTATCTCTCTGCGGTAGTCCTCATCATAGTATGCGTCAATAGCATCTATGCAAGGTTGCACCATAGATAGCGGTACTGGAGGATAGTGATTACCCTGCAAGTGATATGCTAATTGTGTTTCTAAATCAAGTACGGTATCTTGAATACCGAGTGCAGTTACGCTTCCCATTATTTTGTTACGACCTTTCGTCCTTCACGATAGAAAGTGCGGGTGTGCATCTTTCCACTTGGTTCAGATAAATTAACTGTTGAATATTCATCAGCAAATCCCCAATCAACAATTTCGTTGAAAGCATTAACTGCACTTAGTGCATCAGAGTAACGACCCGTCCAATGAACGGGGTTACTATCATACGATACTGTTACTGCGTATAGGTATTCGTTATTCATTACTCACCAACCTTTACTGCTACTGTTGCAAACTTACTTCGCAAAGTGCGGTCATAGACTTCAACGACATACGCCTCAGTATTTTCTCCATACCAAATTGCAGGGCGTGGAGAGGCAGAAATAATTTCTCCCTCAAAGTGACGATTACGGGAACGATAGTTTTTACCAATTAGTAAATCCTGTATTGTGTATAGTTTAGTAGCCATTGGGCAACCTCTTTCTTTTTTTGTTATTAACTTTATCCTACCATAGGGGTCTGACAAATCTTGCTTATTTATTTTTTCTTACTATGTAAGTCTAGCCTATTAGTCATAAATTATCAACCTACTAGCGAGTAGTCTTAAATAATGAGACGCTCAGAGAGTGTGAGAAAAATCACATGCTACTTAAAGTTATACACAGCCTGTGGATAAGTCACACGTGCATTTTTTTTGTTAAAAGATCGAGCAGTTTTAAATCATGCTCAGGATAATTTATTATAGGATTAGTATTCCATATCGCTAAGAAGATAATCCCAAAACAAAACAGTAAAAACTGCTTGCACTATTGCAATAATTAAACCTGCAGTTGCAAGACCTTTACCTCTGTTCCAGTTTTCACCATTTCTTTTAAATTGGCTAAGTGCTATTGGACTAAAGATAAAAGCCATTGGCCAAATAGTAAGTGAAAGAACAAAGCCCGAAATTGCAAATCCATTCCATGGCAAGAGAGTTGCAGTTGCAGTAGTTGTAACTGTTGCTGGGTTTGTTGATGTAGTTGTCGTTGTTGTTGTTGTCATTACACTAACTCCATTTCCTTATGGCAAGCATTGAAAAACTTTACATGGTCAAATCTTTCGTTATCGCTTTCAAACATTAGCGAAAACTCATCGACCAAATCTTCAAAAACTAATTGGTCACCGATTAAATCTTTAAATCCGTGCAGGATTTCTGCGGTTGCTACATAGTCTTTGCGTGTCATCATTATTTGACCACCTTAAGAATTGCATATGAACCATTAGCATTTAATTCATCAATGGCGGGTTGAATGCGGGGAGCAAGTAACTCTTTTAGCATTCCTTCAAGCATTACAATTTGCATTGACTCTGAAAGTCTAAGCAGTTGCATTCCTACGGGGTGAGTCTCGTCTACCTCTGTGATAAACTTTAGGTTGTGTTCGATTGATACTGTCATTTTTTTATTTCCTATTCTTTAGTTTGATTCGGGTGTATTGAATAAATTAAGGTCTTGCTCCATGCCAAAATCGCATACGCAAGATTCTACATCGAAATTATCTTCATCGCCAAAAAAGATTAAACCTGTTGCGTGGCATTCTTCGCAAGGGATAGAGAGTACTGAGTTTATCATTAGATAAGTGCCTTTCCTCTAAGTGTTCCACGAATACCTAGCATGTCGCAAGATACTTTAACAGATACGCCAACAGGTAACGCATTAGGATAGTTAGAGATAAAATCTGCAACCTGTCCTTTAGTTGATAGGGGGATATTTTTTACGGAACCTGAATAGGTTTCGAGTTTTATAGTGTAAGTCATTTAGTGACTACCTTTCGTTTGTTTGTTAATATAAGTATAACAGGGGGGTCTGACAAATTGGGCACTTATTTGCTTAGGCTCACTGTGATACTCGTCACATTTATTTGCTAAGGCTCATTGCTTTATTAGTCATTATTTAATTGTTATACTAGAAGTATAGCAAAGAAATGTCAAAAAAGCAAATCGACACGCCGTAAATGGGGGAAATAATTGTGTGACCTTAAACACATTAGTTATACACACCCCCTGTGGATAACCGCCACGTGCAAAAATCGCAGGGTATTTATCCATGCGATCTTTACTACTAGAGTGAATACAAAAAGCCAAACACAATCATTGCAATTAAAACTAATAACAATTTATTTATCCTCGATTTCATTTAGTAATTCCCAAAGTACTGGCTCTAACTCTAACGCTACTGCGTCAAGTTTTTCTTGAAGTGTTTTCATTCGCTTATCCCCAAATCTTTTATATCTGCACAATAAACATTATCTTTATTCATTCCGTATTTTAATTGAAACTCAAATACATCAATGGCCTCATCATAGGACTCTGCCTCTACTGTTACATAGACATTAAACTCATAGTTATTCATTACTTAACCTCCTTGTATAGAAAATCCCAAGCCTTACGGCATAACACGATAGAGTTACAGTTATCGCAACAGATAACACCATGAGGGTTTAGGTCATAGTCATACTGGTCGATTGTGGTAGTTACCGCACCACATACGGATTTGATAGGTACATAGGTACTCATTTATTTACTCCTTCGAATAAGTCTTTACATTTGTTAGGGTTAGTCATGTATGACTGCCCCTCATGGTATAGCGCAGGGGCTAATACCACCTGACCACATGGGCATAGGTTCATCATGCCCTTTGGGTAATTGCTAGTGGTAGCAATTCTAGTCCAAATACTCATTTAGTAACCGACCAATCTGACCACTCTGGTAGTCGTTCCATTCCATAGTCTAGCCAAAAGCGGTCTATATTCTGTTCGCAATCTTGGCAGAATGTGTATTGCACATCGGCTACCTCTGAGATAGCGGTGAAATAAGGGTTATGCTCTACGCATACTGTTGTTTTATCTAATGTAGTCATTTATGACCACCTTTCTTTAGCGGATTTCTTTACCGCTTGTGTTTCTTTATACTGTAAGTATAGCAGGGGGGTCTGACAAATTGAGGGGTGCAAAACGGACATTAGGGACATTATGAGGTGTATCACATGAGAGGTAGGTCACATTAGTAGGGGGAATTATAACGATTGCGTAACAATAGTGAGGTTATCGGTGTGTCGATTTGACACGTGCCGTGTGACGGACATCACATGCGACACGCCGTGCTAGGACTTGACTTTTTGACATTTCTCTGTTATACTTGCAGTATACAAAATAAAGAAAGGTGTTCAAGATGAATACACTAAATAGAATACAAGCCGAGCAAGCGATTGCTCGCCATGAAGCCCATGAGAAGGCTATGGCTAAGTCACCATGGATAAGAGAAACAATTAACGCTTATCGCAACGCTACACCTGAGCAAATCGCTAAGGCTCAAGAATTACTAAAGAAAAGAGGGCTTATCAAATGACTATCACTTACTCACTATGGGACGGCGCACAATTACTAGGCGCAGGGCTTACTGCTAACTCAGCAGATGAAATGAACAAGGTAGTAGCAGACCTACAAAAGGTTTCTGTCAATGTAGTAGCACACATGCGAAAGGTAACACAATGATTAAATTAACACTAACAACAACAAGCGGTACAACGCGGGGTATGGAATTCGATACCAAGGAGCATGTACACGAGTTCATTGAATTGATGGGAAGCACCCTACACCAAGGTGTGGCGGTATGTATTGATGCACCCATCATAGGTATACACAATGGATGGATACAGGGTAGAATGAAGTAGAAGGTTTTCCCAAGATCTAGTGCGTCTGTTATGGGCGCACTATTTTTTTGTGTGTATTTTCTGTATAGTGTGTATCGTACATCTGAATAAAATATTCCAAAAAGTGTAAATATAGAAATCTGAATAAATCTGAATTTTATGATATACTTATAATATGAGAAAAGAATACACAAAAGTTCAATACAATGACAAAAATCAAAAACAATGTACAAATTGCAGGGAATATAAAAACCTATTACATTTTCACAAGTACTCTAAAGCACAAGATAAACTAAAGCCTTGGTGCAAGGTTTGTGTAAAGGCATATGACATTAAAGAAAATGATGCCACACGTATATTTCCTAGAAAATTAGACTCTTCTGGCAATATTCATTGTCGCAACTGTGGAGAGTATTTTCCTCAAGAGGAAATGAAGCAATCTAAAAACGTTAAATATAAAGAATTATCATATTGTATTACTTGTGCTCCCATACTTAGACATACAAGAAATATTGAAAGATATGGTTTGACAATGGAGCAATATCATAAAATGCTAGAAGATCAAGACTATAGTTGTAGGATTTGTGGTTTAAAAGAAAGTACATTTAGAAAGCGCCTATCTGTAGACCATAATCATTCCTGCTGTCCTGGAACTAGGGCCTGTGGTAATTGTATTAGAGGTTTGTTGTGTCATCACTGTAATGCTGCGCTAGGTAATGCCAAAGACAGCGTAGAGATCCTTCAAAGAATGATAGATTACTTAAAAAAATAATTTTTCAGAATGGTGCTATAATAGATCTATGACCGAAACAAATTATGATGGCGATAACTGCTGCAAAGCATGCACATGCACTAATCCTCATATGAGTGCACCACAGGAATAATTAAATGGGAATTCTGGACAATCTAGAAAATGCCTGGGATGAAAATTTCTTATTCGAATCCAAACCTATGCAATCAACAGACAATATGGGCAGACCTACAGACTACTCTTCGTTGGCTGTAAAAATATTTTCAGAAACTTGTTGCTCAGGATGTTCTTGCAAAAATGAATAGCGATCATCAAGAGTTAACTCCAGAACAAAAACAAGCGGTTTTGCTATTTAATATTGAGCAAAGACTTAGACAACATATTGCAAACCAGATCGAGTTAAAATTTCACGGTACACATCATGAAGCAGCACATGAGATAGCCCAATTTGTAAAAAATATGGCCTAAACCTTAATCCTTAATTTGATATAATTTCCACATACCTACATCAATAAACCCATAGCAAATCATATTTGCATGCTCTTCTGAATCTGCATTTACAACAATATCCACATTAGACTCAATATAAATTCCTGGCTCGTAGTCTTTTTTGGCATTTGCCAGATATGCTTCTTGGACTTTTTCAAAAATTGGTTTGTAATAATATTTAGGCAAGTGCGCCACCTTCTTTCAATTTTGTGTAAATATTTGAAGCCATGTATACTAACGTTGGATGTACTTGTGAAATTTGCGCTTCTGCTTCTTCATCGCTCATATTGTTTTGCTTGCAAAGTTCTCTGTTATCAGCAGTAATACTCTCTACCATCATGTCAATAATTTCTTCTTTATTCATACCCATTCCTTTTCTTGGTTGTAAGTTACAGAATACTCTCCTGTAAATATCTCTGCATAAGAGATGATATCTCTATTATACCTTATAACGGTTTCTTTGCCAACTTTGTCGCATATGTACTTACTACCCATAGTTAGTGGTTTAAACTTCATACCCTGACCTTCTAGGGCGTTATTAAGGGTATCCAGGTATCGTTGCTTGCCGTATCGTTTAGAAGTAAATGATTGATCAACATAATCAAACCTTGCCTGTGCATCATTTTTTCTTGCAATGTCCGAATTGTCCATTATGTACTGTACTGCAGGATGATCCATCCGTGTTGACCAATTTCGCATGTTCTCGCTATATTTCTCCATGTTCTTGAGAGTTGAGTCAGCGAAAGCCATGCGTATGAGGTCAAGATTGGAGGTTTGAACCTCTGTTGCGAAACTTATCAAAAAGGCGGTTGCGAAAGGAAACTTGTCGCTATATGTCGTGACGCCAAAGTGAACATTTGGATTAAACGACTCGACGGACATATTATCTTCCAAGAGTCGCATATGATTGCCGAGAGATACATACTCTTGCCGATTCATATCGCAGTCGACAAACAGACATTCTTCTGGATTGATCCCGTCGGCGAGACATAAAATATTTTTGTCGTATGAGCCTACTATTTGCGAACCGTTAAAACGCTCTAATAATTTTGCGGTCATAAAGCCATCCATGTCAGGGGATATAATAAGATTCGTCGAATGCTCTAATGTATTGAGTATGTCTGTCTTCATTTTTAATAAACTCCATGTATAATAATATAGTTATGACAATTCAAGACTGGGCTTCCTTAATAGTAGCAATACTTACAATTGTATCATCAATTGCCTTTGGAATCAAGTGGCTTGTAAAGCATTATCTTTACGAACTTAAAACTAATGGCGGATCATCGGTAAAAGATCAAATTAATAGATTAGAAAGTGCTGTTGACGAACAGAGAATTGACTCTATCAAATCTAGAGATCGCCAAGAAAAGAAACTTGACGAAATGTACGAAATTCTAATTAAGCACATTGCTGCTAATGATAAATAATTTGCTATATACTATATATAAAGATAGTTTGTAAAACTATAAAGATAGTTCTTTTTTTTCTTATATATATTTAGTATACACTATTCAATACCTGGCATAAAAGACATATGGTAACAAATCGGACATTGTCTATTATAACAATTTGATAACTTTAAATGTTATGTCCGTTTTGTCTATTATGGTATACTTTTATTACTGGCTAATACCTTGGTTTGTCCTATACCCACCAATCAAGGTATTAGTCTTTTTTATGGTATAATCACATTATGACTATGCATGGACCAGAAGTTTTTGGAGCAGATCCAGCCAGAATTAAATGGCAAATCGTTAGAGGAGATACCTCCCCGCTTCGTGTTGAATTTTTAGAAGATGACGAAGTAACATATTTTGATACTTCTGATTGGACCTTTGAGGCTACTACTTATGATCCTCAGTCTGATGCTCTTGATACCCTGGAAGTTACGGCAGGAAGTGGATATGTAGACATTATGGCTCCAGCATCTATTACTGAATTATGGGGTACTGGTTATAAATCAGTTGTAACAGAATTAACTTTTGACCTTCAAGTAACTATTGACGTAGAAACAATTTGGACACCTTTGATTGGAACCATCTCAGTAATTGGAGATGTAACAGGTAGTCTCTAATGGCAGTAGTTAAAATATCAACTCCAAGACCTGAGTTGCCCACGCTGGTTAGAATTAAAGATAAAACTTTCAAAGTAAATAGGTGATATAATCTAGGCATGACAACTCATGCCCTTACAACTCTTAGTAGCGCTTCTGCTACCAGACTAACTCCAAACGGAATGCATTCTGGAATGGATATTACAATTCAAAATGTAGATGCTTCTGCATATGTATACCTTGGAGGAGAAGGAGTGACAGCATCTGATTACGGATACCGTCTTGCCCCTGGCTCAGCATGGTCTGTAGAACTACCTGGACTAGATGCGCTATATGCAATCACAGATACCAACAACTCTAAAGTTGCATTATTTAAAATGGGACTTGATTAATCATGGCACGTTTTACTACAACAGGTGGTAGCGGAGACGGGACTCCAGGAGCACCTGGTACACCAGGAGAAGATGGGGCAGATGCTATTTGGAATTACACTGGAGAATACAGTGGTGGCGCAGCATATGCTGTTGGAGATTTAGCAACATACGATGGACAACTTTGGTACCGTGCTAATGCAAATGGTGGAAACGTTGGAGACACACCTGCACAAGGATTTATCTGGAACTTGCTTGCAGCAAAAGGTGCAGATGGAACAAATGGTTCTAGCGGACTTGTATACTTAGGAAACTATATTTCAGGTAATGGATACATTACAGATCTTGCAGTTGTAAGAGGAAGCGATAACAATCTATACATTGCAAAAGCAAATGGTGGTTTAGCAGATCCAGTTGGTAACACTGCCGAGTGGGACATTTTCTCTAAAAACAGCACTTTTGTTATTGGTGGAGAAAGAAATAAAGTTCTTGTTTCTGATGAAGAAAGATTAGTATTGGTAAGCACAAGACCGCCTGGAGAAGAAGTATCTGAAAACCAATGGGTATTTGGATCTGATGGATTATTAACTGGCCCAGCACCAGACAGTTTAATAAAAGTTAATGGACTTTATGGTAAAGATGCAGATCCTTTATTTTTACTTGCTCCTGACACTGTTGTTATATCTGGAGATGGTGGAGAATTCTTAGATGATCCAACTGTTGCTGATAATCAAATTGCAACTATTGGTGATTTACCAACGGGAGCAACAGGAACATTCCAAACCTCAGATAGCAAGATGGTTACAGTTACCAACGGAATCATTACATCTATAGAGTCACTGACTTAATATAGTGAGATAATAACTCCATGGCTGTTTCTAAATCTATGGATTTCCCAGGTGCAAAAAAATCTTCTTATGCTGCACAAGTAGAACAAAGTCAAACATATCCTACTGTAGATAATGCTATTTCATTTCTTCCAGTCCCTGGCCCAGTCGGACCACAAGGACCTGCAGGTAGAGATGGCAGAAATGGCGAACAAGGATTGCAAGGAGCACAGGGAAATCCTGGCCCTAAAGGAGATCGTGGTCCAGCAGGAGTCAATGGCCAAAGTTCATTGTCATCATCTGGACAACAAGCAGGTTGGGCCTCATATACAAACACTATTGAAAAACCAATCAAACTTGGTATCTCTCAAGGAGACGATGGTTGGGTAACTCTTTTATTAGACACAAAAGATAAGAGTCAAAATGAAAAATACCTTCCAGCAGGCTGTACCAGTCTTTGGAATAGCCACCAGAGAGCCTTAAACTTTCACGGTATAAAAGAAGGCTCCCAAGTATCCGTAACATATAACTTTGAACTAACCACATATACCTCAAATACAGAGGTTTGGCTAAGAACCTATTTTGCAAGCAATGATCAGGTGTTTGTACAATTAGTAGGATCATTTAAATATCAGAATACTTATAATCTTTCAGTCACTCAACAAATATTTATTGAAAACCAAGCAATGTGGGGCAATGGCGCTGTTCCACAAATTAGAACAGACTTTGATTCATCTGTAATATTCAATTCTGTCTACGTCAGCGTGGTATAATAAAACCATGGCATTTCCAGCAACCTACGACTTTAATTACTATAAGGGTGACACCTTTGAGTTTCGTATCTACCCGAAAAAGAACGATGGAACGGTTTTTGACCTAAGTCCATTTTATGACAGCAATATTCTATATAACACAAACACTATTGATGGTGTTACTGGAGTCGCTCCATATGAGCAAGCAAGGTTTTCAATTGCCACAGCAAGAGGAAGTGCAGAATCAGCAACAATTAAATGTTTTGCTAGAGTTGATGTTGAGACTAATACTTTTGTCCAATGTGCAATTAGACCAACAGAAGGAAATCAACTTGTTGCTGGCACAGAATATGTTTATGATGTTGAAGTAAGATATCCTGCTGGAGGACCAGATAGCCCATTTTATGAAAAAGTAATTACACTTATGACTGGAACAATCACAGTTACTGATCAAGTCACACGAGATCCAGTCCCTGGAGATTAACAATGGCAGATATATTAGTATCAAATGACGATTTAACAGTTTTTGGTGGTCCAGTAGAAATAAGTCTTGACCTAGACATAGGGCCACAGGGTGATCGTGGAAGTATTATTGTGGGATCAAACGGAAATCCACAAGATGCAAATGTTCATGCAGATATCCTTAACCTTCCAACAGGAATTGAAGCGCTAGATATTGCAATTGACTATAATCCATACTCAGATACATATAAAACAGTATTTCAAAGAATAGCGACAACAACTGGAACACAGTGGACTGAAATGCTTAGTTTAAAAACAAATTTTTATTCTGCTGTAAAAGATGTAACTGCTGCAAATGGAAAACTAACTATTCCACCAATTAACGTAACAGAAATTGCAAGCGACGTAAACCTTACATCTGCAAGTTTTAGTATTCAGTATTCTATTTCATCTCCAGATACTGCTGGACCATTAGCAACAAATCTTGTAGTAAAAGATGTAGTAGATAGCGGAAGCATTAGAGCACTACCACTTGAAATAGAGGGTGTAGAATATGATGGAACAACTTGGGGACCGATAACTGGTACTAAGCGTGTCCACCTATTTATTACGGTGGTATAATGAAAAAGGGTGATTTATAGTGGCAGCAGAGAATATTGACAATACCGTTGGTGGTACTGGGCTATTCAATGCCAAAATACCTGGACTTTCAGATGCAGCCGATATTCAAGCAGCGCTAAGACTTTACCACTATGGATCTTATGCCTATGACGGTTCAAATACAAATACCGCAAACCTTTTAACCCCATCTATTGCAAAACATTTACAGAATCTTGTAGATGCAGATGCTCTTGAAGTAGTAAATAGAACTGCAGCAGATGCAGCAGAAGTATTAGCCAGAAATGCTGCAATTACAACACATAATTCATCTACAACAAATGTCCATGGCATAGCAGATACTTCTCTTTTAGCAACAAAGTCTTATGTAGACGGAGTTGATAAATCTTCACTTGTATCACCAAAAGAATTAACAACTATTTCTGCAACAGCAGCAACTGGAGCAATTGATATTGATGTTGCTACTTCTTCTATTGATATTCGTACTTCCAATGCCGTCGCAAATTGGACAATAAATATTCGTGGCAATGCAACAACTACTCTTAATTCATTAATGGCAACAGGTCAGCAAATCTCTGTTGTATTTGAATCTCCTCAAAGTGGAACTGCATATTACCCAACAGCACTTACTGTTGATGGTGCATCAGTAACTCCTAAATGGTTAGGTGGAATAGCCCCTTCTTCAGGAAACATTAACTCAACAGATGTTTATGTTTATACAATTAGGAAAACAGGTGCAGAAACATTTACTGCTCTTGCATCACAGAACAAGTTTGCTTAGTAGTAAACAGGTAGAATCATGAGTCCATTATTTCGTGGCCCAAGTGGTATAGGAATATTTTTAGCAGCAACTCCTACTCCTGTAGCACCTACTCCTGTAGCACCTACTCCTGTAGAACCTACTCCTGTAGCACCTACTCCTGTAGCACCTACTCCTGTAGCACCTACTCCTGTAGCACCTACTCCTGTAGCACCTACTCCTGTAGAACCTACTCCTGTAGCACCTACTCCTGTAACACCAACACCAGAGGTTACAATTTATGATATTTATGTAACATGTAACGGATCAACGACTGCTTATTCAGGCGCTTATGGAACACCTCCTACAGGATCAGGAATTACAAACATTACAGGAACAACTACAATATCAAACTTGTCAAGTGCTGAAATTGTTACTTTATTGGGAATTCCTGCAGCATGTGTACCAACACCAACACCAACACCTGTTACTTGGTACATCTCTGGTTGCGTTAATGGAAGTCCTGTTTATGGAGAAGGTCCAACATCAGGAAGAGCCCTTGATAATCTTCTAGAAGTTCACCCAACTGCAACCAATATTACTGCAGCAAGTTCTTCAGGATATCCATCAGTAACTTGTACAACACCTACTCCAACACCTGTTGCAACAACTTGGTATATCTCTGGTTGTGTTGGTGGAACTACGGTTACTGACACAGGAGCAACATCAGGACAGGCATTAGATAATTTATTAGCAACATATCCAACTGCAACCAATATTACTGCAGCAAGTTCTTCAGGATATCCATCAGTAACTTGTACAACACCTACTCCAACTGCACCAGTTGCACCAGTTGCACCAGTTGCACCAACATGTGTACCAACCTGGACAACAACAACAACTTACGGTGAGTGGGGTCCTTGGGGTGCTTGTGTAAGAGTTGGTGGCCCAGATGAATATGCACAAACAAGAACTAGATCGTATACTATAACAGAAACTGCAAGTGGATGTTCTCCAAACCCAGCCCCAATTGTTACAACAGGAACAGATTCGGACACACAAGACTGTACGCCTCCAGCAACAGGACCATTCTTCCCACCGTTCTTCCCACCGTTCTTCCCACCGTTCTTCCCACCATCATTCTGTCCGTTCTTCCCACCAGTATTCTGTCCATTCTTCCCACCAGTATTCTGTCCATTCTTCCCACCAGTATTTACCCCAACTCCAACTGAACCAACACCAGTTGCACCAATTGATGGATGTGTACAGGGTGATGTTCTTGTAAGAACAACTAGTGGATATGTTAAAGCAAGAGATTTGTTTATAGGACAAAGTCTAGTATCCTACAGTTTCAATGAATTACCAGATAACTCATCTGTTGATTTTGCTGAGACATGGGTATCTGATACTCTAACTGGATCATCAGTTGTTGAAACAACTATTAGTGCAATTAAGGCAAGAGATGTTGCAACTACTGTAATGTTTAATGGTAGTAAGCAAAGAAGATTCTCTCTAGAGCACTTAATGCTAGTTAAGAGAGATGGAGTATACGCATTTATTCAGGCTGGTGTAATTAAACTTGGCGACTATTTAGTTTATGACATAAATAATCAAGCAACAGATGTACTTGTTGAAGTATTGGGTTATGTTGATGAAACAACAGATGTTTATGACATCACTGTAAATCCTTATTCACTCTTTATTGCAGGAGATCTAATCTCTCATAATAAGAAGGGTGTCTTCCAAGGCCTAACACAAAGAGATTCAGAATAAAATGAACGAAGTAAATCCTTTACACATGCTTAATTTAAAAAATTATGTAAAGGAATCAGATCTCTCTAATCAAAGATTTAATATATGCAAACAATGTCCAGAACTAATAAAATTAACAAAACAATGTAAAAAATGTGGATGTTTTATGAAAGCAAAAGTAATGTTAGAAGCAGCATCGTGTCCGTTAGGAAAATGGTAATGATAAAAGAAGAAATTGCTCCAGGAATTGTTGTATATGATAATGTAATTCCAGATAATGTTTTTTTATATAAAGAAATTCAAAAATTGATGATGGATTCTAAATGGATTACACCTAAATGGTCTTATGCAGAAGTTGAAGATTTAGAAAAAATAACTTCTTTAAAATTAAACAGGTTGTTCTTTGATCATTTTGATCCAATAGAGAAAGACTATAAAGAGTATTATAAGATATTTCCTGAATGGCATGACGTATACGGAATAATGAAATATAGTCCAGGACAAGGTTTTATTAATCATGTAGATGACGGAACCGAATATCATAGAAGAGTTTCAGTTGTATATTATTTAAATGATGATTATATTGGTGGAGAAATAAACTTTCCAAGATTTAATATTAAACTTAAACCAAAAACTAATCAAATAATTATATTTCCATCTATATATGTTTATAATCACTCAGTATCCCCAATTATTGAAGGCGATAAATATGCAGTAGTTAGTTTTCTACGATGAAAGCGCCATATTTATTAAAAACCGTTCTTCCAGAAAAAGAACATAAGGAATTACAAGATCTAGCAATGCATCTTTGGTCAACAGATAAAAGTACATTTGACGAAGGTTTTGGTAGACATCAATGGGCAATTTGGGACGGAACACATAGAGAAAATATAATACCACTTAGAAAATTTCATCAGATGCTTCTACCACTGGCAAAAGAAGAATTTGAATCAGAAACATTACTTCCTTCCTGGTGTTTATTAAGTATCTATGAAGGAGAAAAGGCTAGACTTTGGAAACATGTTGATGATAATGCTTGTACATACCATATGAATTATACAATTTTTCATAAAACACCTTGGGATTTTTATGTTGAAGGAATAAAGTTTCAACCAGAAGAAAATGATATGGTTATTTCATACGGGAATGATCAACAACACTGGAGAGAGGAATTCCCTGACCCAAAGAATAACCTAGTTGCAAATGCTTTTTTCTTTTATGTAGAGCCAGATCATTGGTTTTTTACAAAAGGCCCACAACATTTATATACTGGAATAAGAAATAAGGGATGAAAAAAATATTAGTTAGTGTTGTCAATTATTGTGACCCAGAGTTTTATTCTACAATGTTTTCTTTGTGGCATCAGGCAAAAAATAAAGAGGATCTGTATTTTTCTATAGTTTCAGAAGATAATACTAAATATGATTTATCTTTTATACCAAAAGAACAGTTATTATATAGGCACTTTGATCTTTCAGAGTATAGGGGTGGTGTCTGTTGGGCTAGAAACTTGGCAACTCAAGTTAATGTAGATTATAACTATTTTATACAGTTTGATTCACACACCTATGCAGCACCAGAATGGGATAGGTTTGCTGTTGAAAGATATGAAAAATTAAATATTAATAATGAAAAATTTATTATTGCATATGCCCCAGCAGAGTATAAAATAATGTCAGACGGGTCAATTAATTTTGTTACAGACTGTAAAGTATCACTGTATGGATTTTTATTTAATAATTTAGTTCCAGGATTTCAGTTTCCAGGATACAGGGTTTTAGAAATAGAGGAAATAGTTCGTTCGTATTGGGCTACATGTTGTTACCTTTTTGCACCCAAGCAATGGATTGATGAAGTTGGTATTAGCGGTAAAGAATCATTCAATACTGAAGAGTTTGCTTTATCTTTAAGAACTTATGCAAAAGATTGGAAAATTTACTCTATTGGCACAAGGGATGTTTTTCACAATCAGTCGCATGGACAGGCAAATGGATCTGTAACAAGAGAAACGCTTAGGCCTTGGGCAGACGGCAGAAAAGAACACTACTGGAGCCATGTTGAAGAATCAACTAATAGACTGTCTATGCTAATGTCTGGTCAATTAGAAATTCCAAAAGAAAAAGTTTACAATTTTCTTAAAGAGTCTGGTATAGACACAAAATACACAGACTTTATTCCAAACTACAGTTCACATGTTGTAGTTGAGCCTAGGGCACTTGGCATGCCACCAAGAAGGAATTAGCGAGGAAACTTAGCCATCCATTCCTTAGTCTTTGGAGTGATGCCTTTCCAAGAAGACCAGTCGTCCCCACCCTTTGTCATGTAGTATGCAATTTCAGCATTCTTGACGGGATTAAATAATTCAGCGTTAGAGTCAAGATCAAACTTGTCCCTACGATCAGGACCAAGTGTATCAATCATATTAATTTGGAACATACCATAAGACGAATCCCCAGTCTTGTGATTGCCATTAAAGGCCAATGGTCGTCCATTAGATTCTTTCTTTGCTACTGCCCAAGCCACAACAAGGTCTTTACCCTTGAAGCCAACTAGGGAAAGCAGTTCCTTTAGTTCTAAATCTGTTAGAGAAACCTTATTTTCAAAACTCTCTAACTTTTTTGCTTTAGAAACCAAAAAAACCTCTTTCGAGGTGGTTTCCGATGTCTGAGCCTGTTTCAGGCTAAGGTTATTCTTAGTATCAAAATCTGAAATAGCATTAGCAGAATTAGACATAACTGTTACTAGTGCTACGATACTGAGTGTGCTAATGATCTCTTTGTTTCTTTCGATAAATTTAATCATAGTTTCCTCCTTAGAAAACAACAACACCTTGGTAGGTGTTACTTACTAGTATAACATAAAAATTTGTCAAAAGTCAACTTTAGAGGGTGGTATAATAGAAATTATGGCGCAATCATCATCTAATTATCCTACTATGAAATATCCTATTGCTTCTGATCCCGTGAACGTACACGGAGACTTTAAAGTATTAGTTGATGCTTTAAATGATATTTTGCCTCCACTAGGCTATGGCGCAGCATATCTTGATGCTAGAAATACTACAGGAGCAGCAATTGATACTGGTACACCAGTTTTTATTAGCGGAAGTCTTAGTGGAAAATCATTAATAGAAAAATATAATCCATCAAGTGTATCTCACAATCCAGATATTCCAATATTAGGGTTAGTAAAAAGCAGTATTGCAAATAATACAAATGGGCTTGTAATTGTTTCTGGTGTTTTAGAAATGAATACAACAGGTCTTGGTCTTCCTGGCACAAGGGTTTATGTTGATGAAAGTGGAACACTTGTTTCAACCCGTCCAAGTACAGGACCAGCAAGATATGTAGCCGTTGTTGCCATTCAGTCAGTTAGCGGTATGTTAATAGTTCAAACAAAAGGAAACGGCACTTGGGGCGCTCTCAAAGACGGCCTGTCGTGATATAATAAACTATGGCAACTTTAAGAGGATCTCAAACATCATACGATATTGGCAATGCACCGCCAACAGTTATTTGGACTGTAGTTCGTGGAGATACTTCTGGGTTTAAGGTTTATGTAACAGATGATGCTAAAGTTCCTTTGATCCTAAAAGGCGCGGGATCTGAATGGGATATTGCTATGAAGATTAAAAGACCTACTTCAACCCCTGGAATTATTACAGATGCTGCGACACTAGTTTTAAATTTATATCCAGTTGCAGATGAAGATGACCTAGTTGGAGAGTTTACAGTTTGGCTAACAGCAGCAGAGTCAGTACAACTTCAAACAGGAGACATCTTTGACATTCAAGTGTCAGACCCTACAAGAGTTTGGACGGTTGCTCAGGGTAGCCTAAAAATTCTTGAAGATGTAACAGATTAATGGCCACAGCATTAATACTTGATAAACTTAACGGCAAAACAAAACAAATTTTTCCTATTGACTATCCATTAATTCAGGTAGAAGACTTTACAAGAAACACTTTGATTACAGATATACTTCCTTTTAGAGTTAAGTTTTCAGCCATTCAGATTGTGGCTATTGGTTTAGGTAATACTCCAGCAATCCCACTACAGGTTATTGGCTACAGCAACTATATTCTCTAATTAGATAATTAAAAGGGTGATATAATTACCACATGGCTAAAATATCAATTTCAGATGTAAAAGGTTTATTCCAAACAGGTGATAGACCAACTCAAGAAAATTACGTAGACTTAATTGATACCGCTTCAGCCCAAGCAACAGATTTGGGATCAAAGGGTAACAACGAAAATGAAGTCAACGGCATTGAAAATGTAACTGTCATTGATAACTTTGATGCTACAGTTTGGCGCATGGTCAAGTATATTATTTCAATATCAAAGACCTCTGCAGGGGACAACAAGTTCTATGCAACTGAATTAACAATTCTTGTTGACGGTACAAATGTATCAGTCAGCGAGTACGGCACTATCGACAATGATGGGAATATTGGCACCATTGATGTCTCTCGCACTGGAAATACCGTGGCTATTACAGTCACTCCAGATCCTGCGATCAAGCCAGTCACAGTTCGTTACGCACGAATTGGACTTAAGGCGTAATAAAAGGAGATATAAAAAATGGCAACAGTAAATAAAGATTTTAAAATTAAGAGTGGTTTAATCGTTGAAGGTACAACAGCGACAGTTAACGGTTTTGACGTTCTTACAAAGAAAACAGCAGATCAAAATTATATTATTGATCTTATTGGTGGTACAGCAACATCTGCTAACACAGCAAACACAGTTGTAAAGCGTGATGCTAATGGAGATTTTGCTGCTGGTGATATTACAGCAGACTTGATTGGTAACGTAACTGGAACAGTTTCTTCACTTTCAAACCATGACACTGCAGACCTTGCAGAAAATGCAACAAATAAGTATTTTACAAACCAGAGAGCGATTGATGCTAACACTGGTCTTTGGGATACAGTTGGAGCAGCAGCAACAGCACAATCAAACGCTGAAGATTACACAGATGCTCGTGAAGGATTAATTACAACTGCTTATGAAGCATACGCTGACCAAGCAGAAGTAGATGCTAAGGCTTACACAGATACTCGTGAAGGATTAATTACAACTGCTTATGAAGCATACGCTGACCAAGCAGAAGTAGATGCTAAGGCTTACACAGATACTCGTGAAGGATTAATTACAACTGCTTATGAATCATACGCAGACACAGCAGAGGCTGATGCAAAGTCTTATGCTGATGGAATTGTTGGTACAGTAGCAGGAGATCTTTCAACACACGAATTAGACACTTCAGCACACGGAGTAACTGGTAATGTTGTTGGTACAACAGATACACAGACACTTTCTAATAAGACACTTGGTAGCGATCTTGCTGCTGGTGGTTACAAGGTATCTGGTCTTCTAAATCCTTCAGCAAACCAAGATGCAGCAACAAAGTCATACGTTGATACAGCAGTTGCAGACTTAATTAACGGAGCACCAGAACTGCTAGACACTCTTAATGAGTTGGCCCAAGCAATTGGTGATGACGAAGACTTTATTACAACAGTTACAACATCAATTGGAGAAAAGGTAGCAAAGGCTGGCGACAGCATGAGCGGAAACCTTGACTTTGGTGGAACAAATAAGGTTACAAGCCTTGGAGCACCAACATCTTCAACTGATGCAGCAAATAAGGGTTATGTAGATGGAGAAATTACAACTGCTCTTACAACAGCACAGGGTTATGCTAATACAGCAGAATCTGATGCAAATTCTTACACAGA